ATAGAAATCCATCATCTGAAGATAACGGTTAACTTGCTGATTTATCAGCGGTAGATACTTCTTAATGATTTTGGATTTAACTCCACCGTCTTTAAGCAAACTATACGAAAAATCGTAATAGTTAATTGTGTCTTTTTTAGAAGCGAGGTCGTCGTATGTAGTTTTTAAATTGTCTTTGAAGGATTCTAACTTCTCATGTTCAGAATTTCGGTTTGCAATGTTCTCGGTAAGAGTTTGAATTTCAGATTCAAGATTTCGGATTTGTTTTTGTAATCCGTTAATCTTAATATTGTTTTGAGAAATGCCATTCGTTAGTTTTGAAATCTCCTTCGACAGAGTATTGAATTGACGCTCTCGCTCCTCTTCCTCTTTAATTGCCTCCTCTAGTTCTTGATAACCAGATTGCAACTCCTTTGCTTTATCTTGAGCGTCCTTAATTCTATTTATCCTGAAGGTCTCTTCAATTGACTGCGTACAAGTAGGGCAGACCGTATTTTCAGTAAAGAACTTATGCTCTTTAGTAATGGTAGATACTTTTTGCGATATCTTTCCTTTTAGATTTCCCAACTTACGAAGTTTCTCTGCATATCCAGCAATCTTATCTTGTTCTCGAATATACTCACGTAGAGGTTCTTCCATTGAAGTATTCTCTGCCATGTAAATGCCAATTTCACTGTCCAGATTAGTAATCTTTTCTTTATTAGCATTTATATTGGCATTACCACGATTCTCAAGTTCTTCAATAAAACTCTCTTGCATTTTGACTTTATCAAAAAGAGATTCTTTTTTAAGTTCAAGAACTTTAATATCCTCTTTTGCTGTGCGAATCTTTTCTTTAATTAGAGTATTCATTGAAGAGAAGATTTTAATATCAAGCAAATCTTCAATGACTTCACGACGATGTGCTGCAGCAAGTTGCATAAAAGGAACAAAAGTGCTTGAACCCAGAATTACAATCTGTGTGAAAGACTTATAGTTCATCTTAAGAACATTTTGCTCTAACCATTTTTGCTGATCCAGTGCAGCTGCTGATTGATCCAATGCAACACCATTTCGCCAAATTTCAAATACCGCTGGTTTAATTCCACGGACAACTTTCCATTCAACAGACCCAATAGAAAATTCTACTTCAACTTTACAATCTTTCTCATTTACTGTATTTACAAGTTGAGGTTTGTTAATTTTACGAAAAGGTTTACCAAACAAAGAAAAAGTAAGAGCGTCTAGAACCGTACTCTTGCCTGCACCGTTTGTTCCAATAATTAAGTTAGTTTTATTTTTTGTGAAGTCAACTTCAGTAAATTGATTTCCAGTTGAAAGAAAATTTTTCCAACGAATAGTTTTAAATAAAATCATGATCAGTATCTGGAGGAATTACAATGTCATTTTTCGTGATGATTGTATATTGATAATCATATGCATCACACGTTTTTAGCATTACATGATCTTCTACTTCAATCACATGCATTTCTGGATATCCATCTTCCTCTAACATCATAGCATATCTTGCAGCGTCATCCTCCTCTTCAAACAAGTATAAGACTTGCTCCCCATCTTCATTTGCTACTGAATAAGCACCTTCGGTTTCTTTACCATGAATTGTTAGAATAAACATTATACTAATTCACAAGCTTCTTGATAAAGTTCTTGAATCATTTTCTGAATGATTGATTTATCAAGATCAATTTCTGCCTCCTCAATATATCTATTCAGGATAGAAATAGTGTCTTCGGATTCAAATGCTTCAAAGTCTTCAGATTCTTGAATTGTAAAATTTTCAACAACCTTTAATTCTGCAACATTAGATGAATAAAGTTTATCAACAAATTTTTCAAACTTTTTAGTGTCTGATTTTTTTCGTACAATGATTCTTACAATTTTATTTTCATATTCACGAGTATCAAAAGTTTGATAATTTGTATCCTCGTAATAAATGTTGTAGAACAGGCGATATGGATTGTTTACTGGTGTATGAGTGATTGTTTCTGTATCAAAAATATGAAATCCACGAGTATCATTCACATCATTCCAGAACATCTCATAGGGATTTCCTAGGTAAAAGACTGTTCCATTATCAGATCTAGTGTGATAGTGTCCCGAGTAGACCCTAGAAAATTTACCAAACAATTTGCTCTCTAAACCGTGCTCCATTACGATTTGTTTGTTCACTCTAAAACCTTGAAGTTCAAGGTGTCCCATTGCACATTTACAAGATGTTTTTTGAATGAGTTTTAAAGTATTTTCTTCGTTTTCTTGATTAATCCAAGGAATAAAAAGTGTGGGTAATTGACCCAACATTACTTCGGTTGGTTCTGAATATACTGTTACATTATCATATTCACGAAGCAGTAAATCCACAGCATTTACTTCGTTAGTATTCTTATAATAAGCAGTATGATTACCAACAATTGTATGAATCTTTACACCCATTTTTTCTAGGGTATCGTAATAATGATTCTTTGCCCAAGATAGTGCGGAGAAATCAATACCTTTACGACTATCAAAAGTATCTCCCATATCCACAACTGTAGTAATTCCTTCCTTTAATAAAGTGGGAAAAAATACCTCATTGTAAAACTTCAGAAAATAATCATGAAAGAGTTTGGAATTCTTTCGTGCTCCGAAGTGCTGATCAGTGATAATAGCAACTTTCATTCAATAACGAAGTTTAGAGTGTACAGCGTCTTTAATGGAATTATAGTCGGAATAATTGCTGCCGTCAATACTGTTGTTGTCATCAAAAACTTCAGAATACCCAGATCTTTCAATGATCTTGTTTTTAATTTCTAACTGACGCTTTTCTCTCTGAATACGACGAAGAAAGGCGTAGTGAATGATTTGAGTAAAATATGCGAAAGGATTCTGCGACTTCTCTGGATTGAAATTATGAATGTACTGAACACAATTCTCAATACCGTCAGAAATCATGTCCTCTTTGAACATGTAATTGACAAAGTTTGGTTTGAATGATAAGTGATTAGCAATTTTTAGAAAACACTCACCGATGTATCTGGGAATAGGTGGTTTTGGTTTCCCCTGAAGTTCTGCAATTTCCTTATCTTCACGATACTTAATAAGTGCCGCTAAAAAATCTTTGTTATTGACGTAATGCTCTGACCTCTTTCTCTTGGTCATGACTGCTGTGGTTATCATTAGTTTAACTCATAATATGTATGAATTATACCACTTTTAAAAATACTTGACAAGTTCTATGAAACGAGTATAATAACCTTTGTGGAGGTTGAAAAGATTAGCTTTAACTACTTTTAAAGATCTTTTCTAGAATCTCTTTGGCATCATGAATGTTTGAAATATATCCCATTCTACGATCAATTTTACATTCATTACCATCAAGTTTTCTATTATATCTAATGTAGTTTTGATACATGGATATCATTTCTATATCATTAGACTCACTCATAGTCAATACATCATCTAGGTTTAAAATAAAGAGATCTTCACTAGTTGTTTTTAACCAAGGTTCAAATTTGTATCCAATAAGTCCCATACGGGTTTTAATTTGACTGATGATGATTGGATTTGAAACAAGCAATAAAGTTCTATCCTCTTCTTCTGAAGGTGCTACCTTTGCGAAGATTTCTTCTCCGGATTTTAATTTGATTGTTGCATAAAAGTCTTCTTCAATTCCCATTTGTTTTAAGTTGAACAGAGATTATGTCATAATTAAAATTCTCTTCATTGTAGATTTTAATTCTTTCAATGAGATGATTTAAAGTATAATTCTTTCTAGATTTAAAGGTGCAATCATCAGCAATATCATAAAGTGTCGCTTTTATTTTGTTTTTTCCTTTTCGTAATACTCGTCCAATGCTTTGAAGATTTCTGACTCTGGATTTGCTAGGTGAGGAGAAGATAACATTATGGAGATTTTTAATATTGATACCTGTAGAAAAAGTTCCATAGGAGGCAACAATAATTGCGTTGTTTTCTCTTTCTGTAATCTCCCGGACTAATTCTCTTTCTTCAGCATCAACTCCACCATGAACAAAAAATACTTTACGTTCATCTCGCTTTTGATTATTTATCTTTTCGTATAATATAGCTCCATGAGTCTCCACCCTACTGTATAAAACAAGAGTATTTCCCTTTAAATCAAGAGTAAGGTTTGTAATGAATTTGTTCCTTTGTTCATGAGAAATAAGATATTGAATTTCGTCTTCATATGTTTCAAATCTTTGCGGAGAATGTTTGAGAACAATACACTGAATATCAAGTTGAGAAAGATGTCCCTGCCTCATTAACTCATCAGTTCTGGTTACTTTATATGATGGACCAAATAATCCTTCCAGTACCCATTTATGAGTTTGTGTGCCATCAAGAGTTCCTGTAAAACCAAAACGATATTTTGCATGATGCAATTTAGTCATGATTTGAACAAGAGATTTGCTCTTGAATAAATGAGCTTCATCACCTATAATCACACTATAGTCCTCAAAGAAAGAACGTTCTAGTTTATATACTGACTGCCAAGTTGTGATGGTAACTGGATGTTCATTAGTCTTTTCTCTTCCAGAATAAATGCGATGGCAATATGACTCGGCATCCCAACCATAATCCTGAAAATCCTTATACATTTGTTCTACCAGACTTGTCGTGGGAACAACTAAAAGTATTTTTTCGTTCTTATCAACATAGTATCTCACTAACGAATAAATCATCAGAGATTTGCCTGATGCAGTGGGACTTATCAGTAGCTTTCGATTATGTCTTAATGCATCGTATACT